AGTAGTGGTTAAATTAAAACCTTGATTTTTATATTGTATAGTCATTATGATATAAACCAGTTAAACGTATTTTGTTCATCTTTTAAATCTTTTTGATAACCAAAATTTAATTCGTTTTTTAATGTAGCAATAGCTTCTAATATTTGTCTTTGATTCTCGACATCATATTCTTGTTTAGGTTCAGGTATATATGAATTTACTTTAGCCATTAACGTCTACCATCCGGTTGTACATCTACTCTTAATGTTCCATAACGCCAAGTTTCACCTACAGCGTCATTAGCTATTTTAATTGAAAGCAGTCGACCTCTTGCTCTAGTGTCCACTTTATCAGTAGATGATGTAATTGTAAAGGGACCAAGTGGTGAGCTTGATGCTGTATTACTTGGATAATCATTTAATAGTAATGTAATTTTTGAATTACCAGTCAATACTTGAAAGTCTGGTATAAAACGTTTCATAGACATAATGAATTCACCATCACCTCTAAAATCAGCTATACCAGTAGATTGACCTGTGATACCTCTTCTTGCTGCAATATCAAAATCACCGGATTGTATAAAAGCATTAATAGAAGTTGTACCTGATGAATTGATTTGATCAGTTCCTGTTTCATGTTGGTAATATATAGATGCTCCATATAAATTTGTAATACCTTGAATGTTAAAATTAGGTGTAGCTGTTGAATTATATTGTGTTGCATAAGGCACATCAAATACACCTGTGTCTGCGTATGATGATCTTGCTAATGATCCAGTTGTCCAACAATTTTCCCCATAGTTATAAGTAACACATCTGTCAATTTGTGTACTTCCAGCTTTTGGATAAAACCATGTTACTTCATTATATAAAGTATTGTGTTCACCATAAATAATCTGATTTGCATTATAATTAATACCTAGATTATCTCCTGTAGTTGTAAATACAAAATCTTCTACTAAACAAGGTAATGCTTTAACTGTTCCATCAAATGCAAAAAATCCACCTTCACCCGACATCCAGAATATCATACCATTAGAATAACTAACTGCATTTTGTCCAATACATCCACAGTTTGTTCCAACTTGTCTAACACTGAATGTAAACGGTGGACCCACAAATTGAATTACATATGCTGCACTATCGGTTAATACAAATACATAATCTTTACCTTGAACAGCTGCTACAATTTTATTACCTGTATCTAATCTAAATGTACCTGCAGTATTAGTAGCGGTTGGTTGATACGTTGAATAATCTTCTTGGTTTGAAAATCTTATAAACATTGGATCCTGTGTAGTTGAATCACCAATCGTTGTTTCAGTTCCAAAGTGAAATAAATGTCTATCTCTATCTGATACCAAAGTTAATCTTGTTTTAGTAGGAGCTCCTGACATAAGAGTTGCTCTATTTGATCTTGGGTTAGATGCTCCTGCATCCCAAGTAAATGTTCTACCATTATGAATGGTTGCAATTAATATTTCTCCAAAGTTATCAAGACTCCAGATGCCTGGATCCAGGATCACGTTACTAATTGTACGCTCAGTGCCCCAGGTAGAATTTCCCCATAAGTATGTACCCCATCCATAACCTGCAGTTTGAAATGTTGGACCAACAGTTACGTAAGGATCTATTTGCGCTGAACCTGTTCCCGAAGTTGTGGCTGCAGAGTTAGATGGCATTGTAATGTCAAATGCATTTGCAGTTACATTTGATATCTCAAATGTATTATTTTCAAAATCAGTTGTTGCATAACCTGATCCAGTTGGAACAGTAACTGATGAAAATGTAACATATCTTCCATTTGATAAACCATGAGAAGTTTTGTTTACAGTGACTGTTGGAGAACCGGTTGAAGCATCAAAATCAGCTCCAGTAATTCCGGTATCTAAAGGTGTAATGTCATAAAACTTATCACCATAATATAAAAACAAACCTTGTGATGTACCGATTGCTGCATACTTCTCACCAGCTAAAGATGTCCATGTATGTTGAGCTCTAGCAGCACCGGGAAGAGTTTCATTGTCAATAGTTAACTGTTCCCAGCCACCTATTTTTTCTGGTAGTCCGTATCTAAATCTAACAAAATCACCATCAGTCCATTGAGACTCAGCTCCTGATTGTGTTATTTGTTTATTAAAACCTGGTTTAAATTGTAGTTTCTGAAGCATAGCACCTCATTATATATGCTTTTTATTATTTTGGTAGTATTATATTCCACTCTAGCTTAGATATCAAATCCTGTAAATGGACTTCTTTTACATTATTTTCTTTTAAATATTGATGTAATTCTTCTACATCTATTATGATATACTGATCTTTTATATCAAATACCATCTTATCTGCTTTGGTTTTAAAGCTTCCTATTTTATTATTATTTTTAATAGGCCTTAAATCAAATTTAAATTTTTGATTATTTAATACTCCCTCTATATCCCACAATTCTTTTTGTTTTTGTTTTTTGTTAGGTAGATTAGTATCGGATAACTTATTAATGAATTTCTTCATTTAAAAATTATTTTCTTTTAAACCACTCAGGAAGCCCTAAATGTGGACGAGTATCAAACATATTTTCTTTTGCTCCTGGAGTTTTGCGATTATTGTAATGTAAGAATGTTTGTATACATTGTTTGCCTTTAAATTTTTCTCTCCAATGCTCTAACTCACATCCTCTATAAACTAACATATCTCCTGGTTTTAAATTAACTTCAATACCTTTCATTCCTTCTTTACCAGAAGGCTCAAGATATATTGGCCAATCGTCACCACCTAAATTCATAGTAGTTGATATTTCACAACTAAATCTATCCTTGTGTCTTTTTAATTCATCACCTTTTTTATATACTCTTGCATAAGTATAAGCCGGATATAATTTTAATTCGGTTATTTTTTCCATTTCTGGTTGACATTTTAACATTAAAGTTTCCATCACAATGTCTGAATAAACACAATAAGTATTTGGTATTTGCTCATGTTTTTGTTCATAAAAACCTAACATTTTTTCAAAGGGTGAAATATAATTTTCTTTAATACAAGTATCAAAAACTTGTTTTTTCATGTTAAGATAATTTGCAATAAAAGTTGCTAGATCTTTTGATATAACTTTACGAATAACAGCATATTTATTTTTTTTAAAACTCATTTAATCACCTTTTTTGGATCTAAAGAAATATTTCCAGAAATACTTACTCTGTCTTTGTTAGATAAATAAAAAGGATATACTAAATGTACTAATGAAGAGGGAAATAATAAAATAGTTCCTTCGTCTTCAGATTCTAACAAATACGAATAAGTAGCTACTTGACCTAAAATATTTGTGTAACAAAATTCAAATGAATTAGCCATAGGTGTATTAGAATGTTTTGTAAAATGAAGTTCTTTTTCTTTATTATAGCTAGATGGAATGTCTAACCATATCACAAATGAAAAAACACCTCTATGATTATGTGCAGGGTTAAATTCAAATTTTTTTTGAAAGTTGACCCAAAACTCATGTAAAACAAAAGGACAATTTTCTGTTAAAACGCTAGGTACAATAGCAGCCAAATTTTTAGGTGAATATTGATTTATTAAAGGCAGTAACACTGTTTTAAAAAACCAATTTTTTTTATCAGGTATAGAAAAGGATTCACTTATATTACCAGCTAATTTTTTATTCATTTTATGTTGTTTATCTTTTATACAAGATTTTAATTTGTTTATTGTTTCTTTACTTAATTTATCTTCTATAATTCCTACATTAGGTAAAGTTTTATGCATGTTTAATTATTCCTTTTGGCATGGCTTGTATATTCCAATGTATAAATCTAAAAGGTTCTATTCCAAAATCTACAGCAAATTCGTGTTCTAAATATCCAGGAAATATAAGTAATGATCCAGGTACAGGTTTGAAATGTATAAGTTCATTACCATTAAAAATATCTTGTTCGTTTTTCATTTTTAATTTGGTAGCTCTAGCACCAGTTCTTGGTTCATGAAATATTGGATACGATGTTTTTTTACTACACTTTAAAAAATAAAAACCTGATACATGTTGGTTCCAATGAATATGTGCTGCATGATGACCACCACCTTTTTTAGCAAACTCTTGCACCCACAGTTCAGTGAACATAGTTGTATATAATGACATATCAAAACCTTGATGATCTAGATAGTCCCAAGATTTTTGACCTACGTAATTTCTAAAATCTAAAAAATTATTGTCTGCTAATAGAGATGTTGAATGATAAGGTCTTCCAAAATCTCCATATTGTTTAATCCATTTCTTTTCTTTATTTTTTGCATCCTTAATATATTGATTAGAAGCCTTATTAAGAGATGTAATAAATTCAGGTTTATGTTCAAACCATATAGGTGTTTTAAAATATTCTAAAATTTGCATATTATTTAAATGGATATCCAAGGTTCCACATCACCAATGAATACCTAATTCCTTTCGTTACTGGTTTAACTCTATGCCACACAAAAGAAGGAAATACAATTATAGAACCTTTGGGTAATATTTCTTTTGCTTTTATTAAGTGTTGGCTTTCATCTCTCATGTAGGGTTCATAATTTCTAAAGTCAAACTCTAATTCACCCCCTTCATATTCCGAGCCATCTGTCAATTGACATGTCATAGATAGTTTTCTAATTTTACCATGATCACGTTTACCTGGTTTATCATAAGGTTTATCCCAACTATCACAATGCCAATCATAGTATTGATTTAATTTATATTTAGTAAACTGACACGGTTCGCTGCTATCCCACTCAAAATTCCAACCCGCATTTTTGTTTGCTATATGAATATAAGGTTGTAGTTCTTTGTATATCCAATTTTCACTTAACCAAACTAAATCAGAATTTCTTTTTCTTTTTAAATCTAAAACTTCATCTTGAGTTAATTCTTTATTACCATATTCACCTGTTCTAGCCATAACTTCTTTTTGTTGAAGAGCGTATTTAATAATATCATCACATATTCTTGGTGGTACAGCAGATTTAAAACACCAATAGTAATTACTTATAATCATAAGTTATAGTTTGCACAAAATTTAAAGAGTCTTTCTGGTCGTTAATAATACAATAGTTGTTAATTGATGGAAACATAATAAACATATTGGGTTTAAGTTCTATATTCCACCATTTGTTTTTACGTTTGTTATCATCATAAAAAATTTTTACATTACAGTTTACAGTGTTTATTCCATATAAACATGTGTAATCAGGTGAATGTTCTAAATCTAAAGGATTAACATTTGATAACAAATCAGTTTTTTCATTAGGAACATAAATATTTCCCCAACTATCTTTATTAGTTAATTGAATTTTATATTTTACATGAAGGTGTTCTGTTATATATCTATTTGTTTTGTCCCAATCTTTACTAAATGTAAATGAAGTTTTATTATATAAAGAATCCATAATTGATTTAGTAAAATTTAATGGATTAATTTCAAACCCTTTTGGCATTTTTACATTTCCATAATATAAAGCCTGTTCGGATAATGTTAATTTATTCATAAGTTATTTCTATGTCTAATCCTTTATTAAAAACTCCTACTGGAGTTACATTAAATGATAATGAATATCTAGTTTTATCTGATGTATTTAAATTTATTTTGTGCTGAAGATTACTTGGAAATATTAACAGCGTATCTTTATTTGGTTTAACTACCCATTCAGTGTTAGAATATTTGTTATAATTGTTTTCATATTCTAAGTGAAAAAAATAATTGTCTAACAGATTTCTTATAAAAGAAATACTAAAGCCATCGTTTGATTCAGGATAATAAACAGCGCTTATCCACGTATTTTTGTGAAGATGTGGTTGACTTGCACCATTACTTTCTGTTCTTGTAGACCAAGAATTTAATATTTTAAATTTTTTATTATAGCTAATAACATTTAAATATTTTTGTATACAATCTTTAAATATATTTTTTTCTTTTTTAAATTGTTTATCTTCTAAAATCTTATTAGATTTAGATATATAAGTTTTAGGTAAATATGCAGTTTTATATTTTAAATTTTTTAAAATATTTAATATTTTATTTTCATCTAAATTAACTTTTACTTCCATTAATGGAGTAGAAAAAAGTTCTACAACTCTAAATTCTTTCTTTTTCACATCTGTTAATTTACTTATTTTTAAACTAATGTCAACCTATCTATTAAATCCCAAACTTGATTAGTTTCATTCCAAGAATAAATCCAAGCATTAGTATTAGCAATATTTTGTGAAACTTGTTCTTGTGTTAATTCTGGTGCATCACCAATAGGTGATTGCCATCTAGCTTCAGAAACGTTTTTTACCCAAGAGGGATAAGGTTTTGGAGGTAAAAAAATTTGATTTTCAGAATCCCAAATTTTACCTACACCAGCGTAATTTCCTCTAAAAGGTGTGCCACCTAGTTTGTGTGTATTTTGATGTGTATTGTATGAAGTTTGAATCCATAAATGTGCAGGCCAATTATTATGTTTTTCTAAATATGCTTGTCCAACAGATTCAGTTTCAACACCTTCGTTATTTAAAACATCTTCATTGTTTACAGTAAGCACTGTTAATACTTCGTTTTCTTCTGAAATTTTTGCAAAATGTGCCATATTATTGAAATTTATACCTTATTACTACTATACCTGAACCACCTTGTGCACCAGGAGCTCCTGCTCCTCCGCCTGTGTTAGCAGTTCCTGCAGTTCCTTTACCATTTACTGGCTCTGGAGTAGATGGTGTTACTGACGGTCCTCCGCCACCTGTTCCACCGGTTCCTCCGGATCCTCCGCAAGGAGGTCTTGTGGCTCCTCCGCCACCACCAGCATAAGCTACTGAACTTCCTGTAATACTTGTTGATGCTCCAGCACCACCAGGACCAGCGTTTCCTGCAGAACCTGGAGTGCCAGATGCTGTAGCACCTCCGCCGCCGCCGCCAGTAGGACCATTTCCAGCACCTCCATTACTTCCTTGTGAAGGAGCTGTTGGGACTGGTTGATTACCAGTTCCACCACTATTTGTTTGAGCTGGTGTACCTGTTCCACCGTGACCACCACCAGAACCACCTGGTAAAAAAGGTGTTACACTTGGAAAACTTACTTGTCCACCTTGTCCACCACCATTTGATGTAATTGTTGAAAAAACTGAATTAGAACCTACTCCTCCTCCTGGGCCAGTCCCATAAGGGGGTCCACCAGCACCAACTGTAATTGGATAAGAAGTTTTTGTAACTGTAATTGCGTTTGTTGGTGCACAAGCTACTAGAGGTGATGCTGTATAAGGGTCGACAGGGTTATTTCTACCCTCTCTAAAACCGCCAGCTCCTCCGCCACCAGACCCATCTCCTGGGCCTCCTGTAGTAGATGTTCCACCACCACCAGCAACAACCATATAAGATACAGTATTTTCAGCTTCTACTTCAGAAACATTAGATACGGTAAAAGTTCCAGGACCTGTAAAGGTATGAATTTTGTAATCTCCATCTTCAGTGATTGTACCACCTGTTGCAATTAAAAAAGGACTTTTTACACCAGCGGTTAAACCTAAACCTCTTGCTCCTCCTGCTCCAAATGAACCTAATATAGGCATCTTTCTATCCTCCTAATTTTACGCGAATTGCGTTTGTGCTGCAAGTACAGTAAACGTCGCATCTGCAGTTTTAATAACAGTATATGTGTATACGTCAAGTGAGTTAATATTTCCTGCAGTAGGAGCTGATCCACCTTGCCATTCTGGAGTAACTCCACTACCATCAACTTGTACAGCTGAATTGTAGTATGCAGTTCCACCTTGTTTTACGATGTGTGCTACTGTTATTGATTCTCCAGTATCCATAATTGAATTTAATGTGTTTGAACCATCACCTCTAATGTTTAATGTCCAGTTACCTGAAGCATCTGTAGTATAATTTAATACTGCTTGTGTAATTA